TTGCTATGATTGGAGTACAGAAGAACAAGCCGAAGACTATTACAATGAAACTTATTTAGGAATAATAAAAGAAGAAGAATAATGCTTATACTACAACTAAAAAAGAGAATCGAAATTCTCGAAGCGCAGGTTCAAGAACTATTAAAAGCTCAAACGCAACCCGCTCAACTTCCAGAACCAACAAAAGAAAAGAAGGCTGCATTCAAGAAACCAACGGTTGTTGAGATATACGAATACGCTTGCGAGAAACTAAGCAACGACGACGCGTTAAAGTTTACCGAGAAATTCCACGCGCATTACGAGGCGAATGGTTGGAAGGTGGGACGCAATGCGATGAAAGATTGGAAGGCTGCCGTTCGTAAATGGGATTTAAGTACATTCGCAACAACAAACCAAAACACAAAAATCAAAAATGGAAAATTCGATTCCGATGCTGCGCAACGCATATACAACGACGCTCACAACTACACAAAGGGTTGATCGTGCGGAAAGAGAAAGCGCATTTGTAGCCGACTACGACTTGCCAACATTCGTTAAGTTATGCTCAAAGGTTTGCGCGATGTATGGAATAGCACTTCCAGAAGCGCAACTGTTGCAAATGTTGCACGAGTTCATTGGTAAACACTTTCGTTGGGTGACATTTGAACATTTCAACCTTGCGTTCGAACTAAATGCAGCGAATGAACTGAGTAAAAAGTGTGAGCATTTTGGAGCATTGAGCGTGTCGTTTATTGGTGATGTGTTGACACACTACAAACCACACCGCGACAAAGCGAATCTACAAATTCAGCGTGAAATAGCGCAATCAATTGAGGAAAAAGCAGAACTAATAAAAGAAAACGAAATGGCGGTGAACGACGATAGCTGGAGAAGAATGTTGAAAGAGGACATTGATAGCTTCAAACAAGGCAAAATGACGACGTTAGAATTGCGTGGTGTGTCAATGATGCGTTGGCTCGAAGAAAGTAAGCGTATTACAGCGGAAACATTCACAGACGAAGAATACAACCTGTGTAAAGCAAAGGCAAGAAAGACAGTCTTCAACGAACAACAACTTTCGAAAGGAATGGTTGAGCGAATGAGCGACCGCAAAAGACAGCTACTCAAAGAATCGATTCAGTTCGAAGGCTTCCGTGAACTTTACAAACTTTATTTGAGTAAGCAATGAATCATTTTTTTTACAACAAACACGGAGCGTGTCTTAATCCTATCTTAAAAACATTTAAGTGTATTAAAGGTTATGAAGCGCAAGTTGAAACTGCTATTATTAAACAGATTCCTTTAGTCGATAATTTGTGGTGTTATGGAATTAGGTTTAATGGATTCGAAGAAGGCTGGTCTTATACATTTAATTTATATCGAGAAGATAATGATTTATATAAAACAAAAGACGAAGCGTTTAAAGCTGGTGTTGAATTGTTAATTTTTCAATTAAAACAACGTAATAATAAAAGATACGACCGCATTGTTCAAATACTTCAAGACGAACTTTGTCCTGTGGTTGAAAATCAACTAACACTATTTTAATGAATCCATATAAACCCGAATACCTGCCGCGTCAAATTGAAGCGTTGAACTACCTTGCGACCGATTCGCAAGTTGAACAGTTGTTATACGGTGGCGCGGCAGGGGGTGGCAAGACGAAGTTCGGTTGTATGTGGCAGATTCAGCGACGTTTGAAGTACGCTGGAACACGTTCTTTAATTGGACGAAGCAAATTAGACACGCTTAAAAAAACGACGTTAAACACCTTTTTTGAAACGGCTGAGGAGTTTGGATTGATAGCGAATAAACACTACACCTTCAACGGACAATCCAACGTGATTAAGTTCTTCAACGGAAGCGAAATAGTGCTAAAAGACTTGTTTGCATACCCTTCGGACGTTAACTTCAATTCACTTGGTTCGTTGGAAATTACTGACTACTTCATTGACGAATGTTCCGAAGTAACTAAAAAGGCGGTCAGCATTGTTCACTCGCGTTGCCGTTTTAAGTTGAACGAATTTAACTTGATACCGAAAGGTTTCTTGTCGTGCAATCCTGCGAAGGGTTGGTTGTATAACGAGTTCTACATTAAGAACAACAGGAACGAACTACCTTCACACCGCGCTTTTGTCCAAGCGTTACCGCAAGACAATCCGTTCCTTCCCGTTGCTTACATTGAATCGCTCCGTCGCCTTCCAGAGTACGACCGCAAACGTCTGCTCGAAGGCAATTGGGAGTTTGACGACGACAGCGACAAGTTATTCTCAACGGACAACCTGCTTCGTATGTTCCGCAACGAACTAATCGAAGGAAAGAAATACATAACCGCCGACATCGCGCGGTTTGGAAAGGATAGAACAATCATTTGCGTATGGCACGGTCTAACTATCATTGACATTATCGAACTCAACAGGGCGTCGTTAGATGAAGTCGTAAACAAGATTCGCCTCGTAACAAAAGAACACAACATTTTGTTACAAGATGTGGTCGCAGATGAGGACGGAGTTGGTGGTGGAGTGGTTGATTTTCTTAAGTGTCGAGGGTTCGTCAACGGATCTAAACCCAAGCAACCGCAATATCAAAATTTGAAAAGCGAATGTTACTATAAATTGGCTCAATATGTAGAGGAAAATAAGCTTACTATTTTAGTCAATGGACGCAAGGAACAAATCGTGAAAGAGTTAGAAATGATTAAGCGCCACCGCGCAGACGTGGAAGGTAAACTTATGGTAACACCCAAAGACGTAATCAAGAACCGCGAAGGTATTTCGCCTGACGTTGCCGACGCAATCATGATGCGTATGTATTTCGAACTTAACCCTTCTTATGGACAGTATGTTGTTGGATAAAATAATTTAGCATATATTAGCACAATGAAAATAAGACACGCTTTTACTTGCGATGAAATAGAAGAAGTCTCCAAAGACTTAACAATGGAGCAATTCATACAGAAATATGCTGATGAAATGTTTGAAGAATATAGTGAACAAAGAAAGCCAGACCATCCTTTTGGTTTAACAAAAGCTTTGTGTTTTCAGGAATTAGATGTAGCAATTCAACACAGGTCAGAAGATAAAGATTTAGTTGAATTTTATCATAAAGTAAAACAAGTAATAGAAAATAAACAAGAATGAAACAAACACCACTATACACGTCACTAAAAATGACACACGACCGCGAACGCGAAATTGTTAACTCAATGGCGACGTACTTCCAACAAGGTAAAGTTCTTGGCGACATTCTCCTTGAACTTTCGCAGCGAAAGGATATGAACGCGAAGGAGAAAGTGTATCTTGCGCTTATGATAGGTTCAATGATGTCTAAACCGAATCAAGATGGCGCAGAGCAAAACTAAAAAAGGTATCTGCGTGTACTTGCACAAAGACCTGTGGAACGAAATAGACGAAAAGCGTGGAGAAAATAGTCGCAACACTTTCTTGAGTGAAGCCATCCAGTTTTCTTTGAAGTTCTACGTCGAAGAATCTAAAGTAAAATTGCAAGAACAAACGTCGACAAAATAGCGACGGACGACGTTACGACTAAAGCGCGGTTTCTGCGCTTTTTTTGTTTGTCTAACTTTTTGTTTTCAGACGTTAGGTTGTTAATTTCGTCCTGTAACACATCGGTCTTTTGTTCATAAGCCTCAACCGTTTCTTGTAAGTTGTTTATCTTTCTTTCCTCGATGTTGATTTGTTCCTTCAAGTTGTTAATGACGAGCGAATCAGCGGCAATAACGCTATCGCAGGAGTTCACCAAAGTGATAACATCAACAAGATTAATAGTATCTCGAACAATAACAATATCACGAGTTCTTTGATAGGTGGTTTTGGCTTTAAGTTGAGTTCTTTCATAGTATGCAAGTTGTTCTTTTAGTTCAAGTGTTTCTTCGAGAAGCATCTGGTATTCACCTGCGTTGTAGTTTATGATGCTGTCTTGCGTTTGTACGTTTTCTTGTACGTTCTTTTTATGCGTACAACCAAACCAATAATAACAAACAACCGTCCAAATAGCAGTTGTCCCAACGAGCAACAAAGCAATTGCGAGTATATTCTTCTTCATAATATCTGACCTTCGTGTATGCGTAAATTCTTGACGCTGAATTGTCCATTTGTTCCTTTCTCAACGATAGCGAAGCCGTGATTGTACTTCGAATAAGGGTTGTAGTCGGGAGATAATTCACTCAAGCACCCAACACCCCAACAAGTAATAAACTTTCCGTTAGCGTCCCTCTCGTTGTGTTCTGCGGTTTGGTGGTGATGTCCGCATAAAGAAGAAACTTTTGTCTTCAAGAACAACCCACGCGCCACGTTTACCGAAGGTAAGAACTGCTTCCCGAACTCATGCCCGTGAAAAATTGAAAGTTTACCGATATTCAGTTTGCTCTTTCCGTCAATCCAAGTGATATTGTGTTTATCGAGATGACACAAAGACGAAAAATCAAACGCGTCAATGTCGAATAGTTCGGGTGCTTTAATTCTCATATAACGCCAGTATCGTTCCTCGTGGTTTCCTTCCTTGTAGTAGATGTGTGCGTTAGGAAATTGACCTCGTAACGTATCTACAAACTGACGCATCGCGTAGAGTTCATCTTTGAATTTACGTTTACGTGGATCTTTGACAAAGTCGCTAATCATGTGACAATCTAACGCGTCGCCGTTTAGAATTACCGCGTCGCACCCTTGACGAATACCTTCGTTAATTGCAACGCTCAAAGCGTCGTTATCTTGGTAAGGAATGTGAATGTCTGACAGGATTAAGAACTTTGTTCCCTTCAATTCAACGTGTCTGCGTTTCTTCGCATACGACTTCGGTAGCGCGAATGGGTTCAATGGTCGTGGCTTCGCATCATAAAGAGATTTGTCAGCGGTATTCTTTCTGTCCATTCTTCCCTTCTGACCACGAATTATTCGAACAAATGTTCTCGCGTGTTCAACGTCTTTATAAACTTCTGGATACTCGGCAAATAACTTTTTTGATAGTGTCAAAGACGGAGTGTCTTTGAACTTTGAACATAGTTCTTCAGCTATTGTCCTCGCTGCTGTTTTCGGTGCTGCCATTCTTTTGTTTTGTAAATCGTTCAATTACTGTTCCTCCAAATAGACCACCTGTCAAAAGAGCGAGTGTATCGAACATCGCAATGGGACAGATGTAATATGTGAATGTTGCAATGTAACTCAAAACGATTAAGTTAATTGTAACAAATATAGCAACAATTCGTTTCGAACTTACTTTGGTTGAAGACGTAAGCATTTCCTTGAGCCACTCCTTCAACTTTTCTTTCATAAAAACTTCAATATGAACTGAACTATTAACCCACCAACTACACCAGCAGCCGTTGCAATACCACCCAAACGAGCAACCTGCAAACGTTGATTCTGAATGTACTTGTCGTGCTTCTGAACCTTGCTCACAAGACCTTCTATTTTCATTTCGTCGTCGCCGATTAACACGTGATAGATGCGGTCAATCTTCTTGTTCATTTCTTGGAGTTCCTCGTGTATCAAAGCAATCTCGTTTTCGGTGTTCATATCACTTGAAGTAAAGTTGTATTTCTGCTTCGCGACGCGTAACCAAACCTTTCAATACTTTATCGCCGCCCTTGTTCCAAAGTCTAAAAGAATCAGCAATGGTTGCGTCGTTAGGATTGATGTTTATTTTCTTAAATACAGACGAACGTTTGAATCCTGCTGTTCCGATGTTGTACGCAAGTGAAACACACGCGCTGAATTGATTATCGGTTAATGGCTTTTGAATGAATGGAGCGATTACAACCGCAAACTGGTCAATTATAAATTTGGCTAATTCCTCCGCGCGTTGTTGCGTTATTACATCGCCTTCTTTCACCTTCATTCCGTCTTCGTAAAACGTGTTTCCATAGCCAATAGTCCACACGTTCGCAGGACATTTGTAAGCCTTCAATTTACAACCTTCAAACTTCTTTATTAATGCGTAGCCTTCTGCGTTAACTTTCATTGACAAGTCTTTTTATTTGTTTTTCTTTCTTCAAAAGGTAACGACGAAACTTTTCTTCGTACACCTTCTGTTTTACCATATCCTTTTTGCGCCCTGCTTTCGCCATTTGTTTTTGTTTTAGTTATCTAATCCATCCAAGACCTTGTCTTCTGTATGTATAAGACTTTCTATCGCGTCCGTCGCTAATCTCAAAAGCGTTCGAAGGATAGACGTTTGTTTGCGACCATATCTGCTGTGTGTCGTTTGTCGTGTACTCCGGGAAGTCTGACTGATTGAAACACAAGAAATCGACCATACGTTGCGTGTAAAACATCGCTTTCGAACGTGATTGATCGCGGTAATTCTGCAAGTCTGTTTGTGTTATCGGTGTAGTGTCTTCGCTTGTGCGAATTACTAAACTTCCATTGTCGGTTTTAACGTACAAATGAGGAAGCATTTCATACAACGACCACCACATTATCATTCGACGCAAGTAAGTGTCTAATAACTCCTCGTATGCGCCTGTGATGTCGTCGTTTACAACGTCGTCTTTAATCTTATTGTAAAGGTCAGTACCTAAATACAACTGCGCGTATTCGTCTTGTGCAAGATATATTGCAGGGTACATAAGTAAAGGGTCAACGCTTCCGTTAATCCAACTGTATTTTTTTATGTAGTTTTCGTCAATGAGTAGAACTTCGGGTTGTAGTGCCATTGTGTTTTTTTTATGAGTATTTTAATGATGCTCTGTTCGGCATATCGTTAGGACGTACCGCTTCTTCGCCTTTTGGGAACAATTCGTTTGCTACTTTTCCTGTTACAACGGTGTCGTTTTTCAATCCGTCGTTAGGTAAGAACTTACCGTCTTTTCTTTTGCGGAAAAATACCTTTCTGAACCACGCGTGGCGGCAGTAGACACCGCCTTTGTAAGTCCAAATAGAATAAGTGTTGCTTCCAGAAGGTGCAAATTGTCCGTTCACTCCGTCGCTTCCCATTTCGATAATGTCTTCGTACTTAAACAACGCGCCAAGTTTAGAAAGCGCAACCATTTCTTGACAGAAATCGCGCGTTACCATTTCGCCTTCTTTCCAAGTATAGTTTCTTGAGTAGTAGTAGCGAACTTTGTAAAGACCTGTATCTTTTTCGTCGCTCTTTTCGTTAGGTTTTGCGTAACCGCGAACGCTCATAAATTCAGAACGGAACTTTTCTTCGTCGTCTGGGTTTGTTACTTCTTCGTCAGAAAGCAATTGCCATTCTTCTTCGTTAATGTACTCGGCTTTTTCGCGTAAGTGCGCCAACCAAGCGTCGCCTTGTTCCTTGCTTATCTTAACAGCCGCAGGTTTGTCCTTCTTCGTTACAACTTTTTTTTTTTGAGCGGACAATTTAGCCACCGCGTCACCGCCTGTTTGAAACATAGACTTCGCAACGTCCACATCAAGACCCAAGAATTGAACTAAGAATACAATCGCTTGTTCTTTCGTCAACGTACCTGCGCTAACACTCGCAACAATCTCTAAAGCAGAAGCAATTTGCGCTCCGTTATAAGTTACGTCGCTAACCTTTTCAGTTATTGCGTTAGGGTCTGTTATTGTATCTATTGTTGTTGTAGTTGTTTCCGTTGGTGTTGCATCAATTACAACAGCTTCGTCGAACACGCTATTCATTTTTATTTCAACGTCGCCTAAAATCGGTGTGAACACGTCTTCGATTATACGTTGGTAAGGCTTCACAACTTGGTTGTTGAATATCTCCATACCAACTAACATTTCGTCTTTGTTTGAACCGAAGCCGTTAGATTCGCGTATGCCGTGAATCAATGGTGAAACAACGCGGTGTCCAACCATAATTTGCTTCGCTGTTTCTTCAGATAAGAACTGATATTGTTTGTCAGCATCTGAAAGAGGGAACGCTTGAATGTCTGGAGTGCGTGTAGGATCTTCGTTGAAAGTCATCAAGAACTTTCCTGCGTTACTTGCACCGCTCAAACGTTCTTCCCACTCACGACGTATTGCCTCGCGTTCTTCTTTCTGCGGAATACCATTCAAGAAGTTAATGATGAATGAAGGAAATAATCCGTTCAAGATATTATTAACGTGATACAAACCCATTTGATGCGACAACTCGATATAATTCAACGCACCGAAGTAGTCTGGCTTTGGATAGTAAGAACTTCCTGCCATCATTCCGTGTGCGTAAATAACTTGTCTTGGTTGTTCTTGCGCTTGTGAAGGGTTGAACGCAGGGATAAATTCGGGTTTACCTTTCTTCGAACGTGAGTTCTTCCAGTCCTTCGAATACCAAACACCTGTGATTTCTTCCTCTTCTTTGTCGTAAGCTAAACGACAATTCTCAAAAGGCAAATGGTTAATCTTTACAACGCGTGTGAAATCCATCGACCATATAACCTCTGCAACAAACGCACCCTGCAACTTTAAGTCGAACGCGATGCCTTGTAAAGCACTATCGAGAATCGTTCCTGTACCTTGCCCCTCAATCATAAACGCGATTGAGTTCGTCAACGCGTTGTGAATTGGTGAATTGTAGTAAAGGTTGATTAAGTATTGTGGATATAAATTGTCATTTCCGTAATCAATCCAACCGCTGCGGTTCTCTTTCTCGATTGCTTCGGTAGGTATGTAACGACTTAATGCTATTTGCTGAATGTTGCTCATTATGCGCCTGTATATATTACATCGACAGGAATTGTCGGTGTTGAAACGTCAAAGTAAATTGTTCCGTTTGATAGTATCATTGAACCACGTTCAACCAAACCAACAACGGAAGCATCTGTTGGATCTAAATTAGAATCGCTGTTCTGTCCGTACACTTGGTACTTGTATTTTCCAGCGTCGGTTAGTCCAACTGTTGTTAAACGAATCTTTGTGACACGTTC